CACCCTTCGACGCGGCTGTCAGAGAGATGGATCGCAAGTGGGGCGTGGACCGCCTGCCCGAGCTTGTCTCTGTCGAGAGCGCGGCAAAGTGGGGCAAGGCGATGGCTGGCCTGAACGGGGCCATCGATGCCCACGATCCCGACAAGGTGAAGTTCTGGGTGGAGGTCTGCCTGCGCGGGCTGGCATCGATGGACGCCGAAGCCGTCAGCCTCGGACGCCCAGTGTCCGATCCTGACATCTGGGAGCATGAATATGAGGGGAAGGTCTACGGCATCATCGCTGACGGGCGTGAATGGCCTGCCGCCTATGCCAAGCGGCCCGGCATCGCGATCCACACCATGCGTGAGGTGGCAGTGGCCCTCCACGAACACCGCAATGGGCTGGTGAACGCGGTCAAGCTGGCATTCCCCGGCGCAGAGGTAAAACAGGTTCGCCGACCGAAGGCCGATCTGGAAGATGATTTCGACTTCTTGGAGGACTTGGAATGAGCCACTACCTGCTTCCAGACGGCAACGTGCAGATCAGCTTCAGCGGTGGCCGCACGTCAGGATACATGCTGCACCAGATCGCCGAGGCAAACGGCGGAATCCCTGATCGCTGCAAGGTCGTCTTCGCTAACACGGGTCGGGAGATGCCGCAGACGCTCGATTTCGTGCAAGATTGCGGCGACAGGTGGGGCATCCCGATCACATGGGTGGAATACTTGCATGCTGCCCCCCGTTTCGCTGTTGTCTCGCACAACAGTGCCAGCCGAGACGGAGAGCCTTTTGAGGTGCTGATCCGGCGCAGGAAGTATCTGCCAAACCAGCAGGCAAGGTTCTGCACGGGCGACCTGAAGGTCAAGCCATCTGCGCGCTACCTCGTCAGCATCGGATGGGAGCATTGGATGTCAGCCCTCGGCATCCGCGCAGACGAAATGCGCCGAGTAAATCGTGAGCCGCAGAAAGAGCGATGGCAGAGATGGTATCCTCTTGCCGACGCTGGTGTGACCAAGCATCACGTCATGGACTTCTGGGGGCGGCAATCATTCGACCTGCGTCTGCCAAACATCAAAGGCAACACAGCCCTTGGAAATTGTGACGGATGCTTCCTGAAGTCTGAGGCAACGCTTGCCATGCTGGCCAGAGATTACCCAGAGCGCCATGCGTGGTGGGAGAGAATGGAGGCCCAGACAACAGAGGCGACAACAGCCGCAGCCGCACGCTTCCGCAAGGATTACACCAGATCATCGCTGCGAGAATTCGTGGAACGGCAGGGTGATTGGATATTCGACACAGATGGCGCGCTTTGCCAAAAGGACGGAGGAGAATGCACAGGATGAGCAACTTGATCTACATCACTGGCGAAAGGTCAGAGACCGCGCTGGAGGATGCGCTGGCCAATGCTGAGAAGGGCGACCGCATCGTCTACCATGTCGGGCAGACCTGCGGAGGCCTGCACCGTAGAGCCGCATCTAGGGCAGAGGCCGAGAAACGCTGCTTCCTGTTCTGCAAGCGGGCAGGGCCGGGGTTATTTGAGTATATCGCCGTCAAGCGGTGAACCTGCTATCATGCCCGCCAACACAAGGAGGCAGGCATGATCTCGTTCACGATGAAGGCAGACACAGAGAAGCTTCAGCGCAAGCTCAACAATCTGGTCAACGCCCAGATGCCATATGCCACATCTCTGGCGATCAATGAGACGCTGAAGACGCTGGAGAAGTACAACAAGGCGCTGATGGGCAAAGCCTTCGACAGGCCGACCAAGTTCACGATGAATGCCTTCTACGTCCAGTTCAGCAACAAGCGGACGTTGATGGGCACACTGCGGCGCAAACAGATGGTCGTCGGTCGGCATTACCTCGAAGTGCAGGATGCGGGCGGCCAGCGCCCCATGAAGGGTTTCGAGAAGAACTTCGTTATGAGGCTGGCCTATCGCGGTCTGATCCACGGCGTCATGCCGACCGAGAACTCGCCGCTCGACAGCCACGGCAACATGACGATGGCCTTTATTAACAGGGTGTCGTCTCAGCTTGGCGTGCAGCGAGACAGCGCGCAGAACAAGCCATATCAGTCCAAGACCAAGACGGGCCGCAGGTCAGCGGCCACGCGATACTTCGTACCAGACCCAGATCACCCGCTGGCGCAGCGTGGTGGACCCGGCGTTTACTCCACCAAGCAGGATGCCCTCGGCAGCAAGCGCACTGGCAGCCGTGTCACCAAGCTGCTGAACTTCGCGCAAGCCAAGCCCGTCTACAAGAAGCGCACGGACTTCGACAACAACATGCGAAAGGCCGCAGCCAACCTGATGCCCAAGAAGATGAAGCAGGGCATCCGCCGTGCGCTGGCCACTGCCCGCCTGCGGTGAGCTTTTCCATCGGTGGGGGGTGAACTTTTCCATCGGTGGGGGTGACCCGGCGGTGAGCTTTTCCATCGGAGGGGGTTGAGCTTTTCCATCGGAGGGGGGTCCGGCGGTGCGCCGATGCCCCCCGCCGCGGCGGTCCGCCCCCCCCCCGACGCCCCGACCGATGCCCCGACCGACGCCCCGACCGACGCCCCGACCGACGCCCCGACCGATGCCCCGACCGATGCCCGACCGACGCCCCGACCGATGCCCGACCGATGCCAAATGAAAAATAAAATTGACATGCCCCGCGCGCCGCCCGTATATAGCGGTATGCGCCGCGTGATGCGGGGCTTGGACTAGCTAGCAAACAAACAAGGAAACAGACCGATGAAATATACCGATATGCAGCAATTCATCCGCGAGCTGAGCCGGGGCAAGCTTTCGGGCGTGATCCTATGGCGCGGGGCAAGCGCAATCGACGGCGCGCCTATTGTTTGCGTCGCGACCGCGTTTAACGGATCCGACAATGAGAAAACCGGGGCAATGGTACAGCAATTCATCTTGCCGGATCCGGTCGCGCACGGGATTGAAGTAAACGGCGCGCGCCCCGCGAAAATCAGCGCTTGGCTTGCAGCGACCGGGGCGCGCGCAATTTGCGGGGATTGTCCGCATGCATGGCAATTGAACGAAACAACGGGGCAATATGACAAGGGGGCGTGCTATGTCAGAGAATATCAAGCCCCGGCGGCGGTACTAGGCGCAATTGCGCGCGGATCCTATCCTATCGCGGGCGTGGACTTTCCCGAAAGCTGGATCCAGCACTTGGCGGCGGGGCGTGACGTGCGACTAGGCGCATATGGCGATCCGGCGGCATGCCCCCCCGAAATAAGCGCGCAATTTGTTTCCCGCGCCAAGACCCGGACTGGTTACACGCATATGTGGAAAAGCGCTTATCCGGGCGCGCGCCGCAATGCATGGCGCATGCGCGAATTGGTTATGGCGTCGTGCGATAGCATGGCGGACTTGCACGCGGCGCGCGACGCCGGATTCCGGGGCTTTCTTGTCACGCAAGCGGGAATAGAGCTTGGCGGGCGTTCGGTCCTATCGGTCGGGGCGCATATTGCCGGGGCCATGCTATGCCCCGCATCCGATGAATTCGCGGCAATTGCCGGGCGCAAAACTGAATGCGCTAAATGCGGCGCGTGCAGCGGGGCAGGGGGCAAGGGGGCGCGTATGCCGGATGTGTTTATTCCGGCGCATGGCGCGACCGGGGGGCGCATTGTTTCCGATGCATGCCCCGCGACGGCGCGCATTCTTGAACGCATGGGGGCGTGATCATGATCAGGGATATTCTGGCTAGCATGGCATGCGCCGTCGCATTGTATTGCATGCCCTATGCGTGGGGCTTTTTCGGGGGGGCAATGCAATGAATGAGAAGATGATAAACGCAAGCGCATTGCTAATCATGCTGTTGTTGTTGCCTATCCTATAACGCGCCCCTATCGCGCCCCGGTTCAAGCCCCGCCCTAATCCGGCGGGGCTTTTCTTTTGCGCGCCAGCTCGCGCCCCTGACCTGCCCCGGCACGCGCCCCTGACCTGCCCCGGCATGCCCCGCCGGGGCGCATAAGCGCGCGCTTATGCCGCCGAAACCGGGCCAAAGCTCAACCGATCGGTTGACAAAGGTACTCCCGGCGACCCCCTGATGCGGGTAGTTCGCGCTATAAAGACATTCCAACGATAGAATATGTTAAGGGGATTGTAATTGACATACAGGCGTGAGAGCCAAATATAGGCCTTGGCGGGAGACCAGGAGGAAGCAAATGGCAACTCTGCACGAAGTAGCAGCGCACCTTGGCGTGACGATCAAATACGTTCAGGACTTGATCGCCAACGGCACCATCGCCAAGAAGGGTCGCGGAGAGTACGACCTTGACGAATGCAGGCAATCCTACATCTCGCGCTTGCGGGAATCGGCGGCTGGCCGTGCAAACGCTGGCGATCTCAACCTAACGGACGAGCGCGCCCGGCTTGCCAAGGAGCAGGCCGACGCGAAGGAGATGGAAAACGCGATCACGCGGGGCGAATTGGTGTATATTGAGGACGTGGCGAAGCGGGTTGAGGTCGCGTTGTCCAATGTGAAGACCAAGTTGCTGGCCGTGCCAACCAAGGTCGCACCAGAAGCGGCGGCGGCTGATGACGCGAAGGAAGTGCAGGCTCTGATAGAGCGACATATCATTGAGGCTTTGAATGAACTCGCAGGAATCGACACGGCAAGCGCAGGCTGACAAGCTGGAAGCCCGGCTGGCCGAGGCTGTGTCGCTGGCAATGAAGCCGCCGCCGAAGCTGACGGTGAGCGAATGGGCTGACACCTTCAGGGTGCTGTCGAGCGAGAGTTCGGCAGAGCCGGGCAAGTGGTCCACATCGCGGGCCGAGTATCAGCGCGGGATGATGGATGCTGTGTCCAATCCCGACATTGAGACGGTCGTTCTGATGACATGCGCGCAGATCGGCAAGACCGAGCTTATCAACAACGTCGTCGGGTATCACATCCACCAAGACCCGGCCCCGATGCTGGTGGTCCAGCCGACGCTGGAGATGGCGCAGACATGGTCAAAGGACCGTCTAGCCCCATGCCTGCGCGATACGCCTGTTCTGAGCAACAAGGTCAAAGACCCCAGATCACGCGACAGTGGCAACACAACGCTGCACAAGACATTCGCTGGAGGCCATGTCACGGCCTGCGGGGCGAACAGCCCGGCCAGCTTGGCATCTCGCCCGTGCCGGATAATCCTGTGTGACGAGGTTGACCGCTATCCGATCAGCGCAGGCACCGAGGGCGACCCCGTCTCGCTGGCCAAGAAGCGATCCAGCACGTTCTGGAACCGCAAGATCATCTTGGTCAGCACGCCGACCGACA